ATGGTTCACCGGTTTCCATTGATTCTGTTAAAGCTTCTTCTACAGCTTCTGCCGTTGCCTCTATAGTAACCTCTTCTTCTCCACCATCTTTAGTGATTTCTTCTAATACTGGAGTTTCTTGTGTTTGAACTTCCGACTGTACTTCTTCTTGTTCTTGTGGGGCATTGGCATCTTCATTGACTCCAACCACTCCCTCGTCGTTAGTGTTATCTTCTTTAACTTCATTTTCCTCTGGTTTTTCTGGTTTGTTTAAATCAACCTTAGTTATAGTTTCTTCTTGAACTACAGGTTTCATTTTCATTTTTTCTTTAACCTTAGTAACGTTACCTTTAGTTTCGTTATTTATAGGTTGTTGTTCTTTTTTTTCTTTTACTTTTAACGAGCCAGTTTCGTTATCCACGACTGGCTTTTCTTTTTTCTTTGCCATAATATAATATAATAATAGTTAATAAATTTACAATCCTAAATCAAATCCACCTAACGTATCGTTTGCAGATTCAAAATTTTGGGATGGTTTTTGGTTTTCTTTCTGATCAATCAATGCTGATTGTTGTGTTGCTTGCATCTTTGTTCTATCGTCTTTTCGATTTTCAGTTAATAATTGCGTAGCTGATTTAGTTCTAGCTTCTAATTGTTTTAACTGCATGTTGTACTGAAACTCTAATTGCATTAGTCTTTCTTTGATACCAGCTTCTGCTGTTAGCACTTGAGTTTTACCTTGTGTTTTAATTTCTTCTAATCTAATCTGAGATTTAATACTAGCTTCTTGTTTTTTAATATCAGCTTCTGCTGCAGCCTCAGAGGCTTTAGCCTGAGCATCACCTTGGGCTTTAGTTTGCTCTAGTTGATTTTTCTGATCTTCCTCTTGTTTTTTCTTCCTACGTAACTTAAGTAATTGATTTGCTAATTTAATGTTCTTGATAGCTCTTAAATCAATAGCGTCTTCTAATTCTATACTCTGTTGCGATAAGGCTGTTTGTATGTTTTGCTCAAGTAATTGTTTTTCTTCTTCATCTGGTTCTAATTCTAAGTATATACCAAAGTCATACAAATGTAATTCTGACATCTCATGTAATGAAGCTACATTATGAGCGCCAATTGATTCTATAAAAGCATTTTTAGTTGGAGAATATTCTATGATATCAGATATCCTTAAAGATAGTTGTTCGGCTATTTCAGCAGTTAAATACATACCGCTCTGAAGTATGTGTCTAGTTGCTGTATTGCTATTAGCAGCAGCTAGTTTTTGTACACCAACCAACGATCTTTCTGCGGGCGTAGATCCGTCACTAGCTTCATTTAATCCGGTTACATCTCTTATCATTTGTAGATAATAGTTGTAAGTCTGTATTAGACCTTGAACTTTACCAGCCGCACCAGCCCCATTGTTTATTTCTTGAATAGGTATTTTACCAGCATTACCCTCGCCATCTATAGTCATTGATCTACCAACAATACTACCTGTTTGGAAGAACATATTTAAGGCTTCTTGCGGATTGTAGTTTGTTCCATTGCCTAAATCAACTTCAGCTAAACCATCAATATCTAAAAATACACCATCTGGCGTCATTCTAGATAATACTTGTTGAATCTTTAAGTGAGTGATTTGTATCATATCAGCAAATCCAGTAACACGGTTTACTAATGAATCAATTCTTCCTTCGTACATTCTAGGAGCCACTATACTGTAATTCATTTTAACTTTAGTATAATCACTCTTAGAGCGCATCATGTTTTTAGCCTTCTCCCATTTGATAAGTTTGTTGGCCCCAAGTATATAAGCGCCCTCGTAAAGACATTCTAAAGATTTTTGTACCTTATCGTATCTATCGTTCTGCGGAAGTTTATCGTCTTTTGCGATTGGTTTCTCGTTACCACTCCCCATTGTTTTTAATTTGTAAACCTCGTTCATGTAGGTTTTATAATTGAAATACAATATATCTACTTTGTTGTTATCTGAGTCAGTGTCCCTACCACCTAAACTTCTTCCCCCAGCAGCTGTACCTTTACTTTTATTTATTTCTTCTAAATCTTCCTGGCTTAAGTACGGAAACTGTTTTTTAAGTTCGCTTATTGAAATAGATTTAGTTTCTCCTACGTAGTATATATCGTCAAAATAAGGTGACTCTGTGTAGGAGTAAATTAAATTAGCCGGATCAACGTAGTCTATTACAACTCCTTCAGATGTATTAAACGTGGTTTTAACAGCTCCAATTCCACAAACAACTAAATCTCTATAAAATCTCCTTTTGATTAAATCATATTGATTACCTTTCATTAGCATATTGATAGCTTGTTCTTCTGCTATTTCAATAGCCTGCTTATAATTAAGCTGCATATGTAACGACAATTCTTCTTCTGTTGCTGGCAGTTCTTTGATTTTACTTTCTTTTGTATCTAAAGCAAAGTTTTTCTTAACAAATTCATCAAACTCTCTCATCTCCATATCCTTCTGAATATTTTTCATATACTCAGTTCTCTTTGTAACTCCAAAAGGATCTTGTGAATAAGCTTTTATGTCATATAATCTCTCAGCAATACCATTAACAACTATATCTACAAATTTAGAAATAATTGGAACAGGCGTCCAATCTAAATTTAAATAGGACAAATCACCGTTTATCGATAACTCATCCTTATATTTTTGTACAGACTGCTCGCCTCTCGCGTACAATCTTAATTGGTGAAATCTAGAAACATTATAACCGTGTCTACCAGCGTTGCTAGGGGAGTCCGCAAACCATTCGTGCTGAATTGCTTTCGCGACCTTTACCCCATAATCAAAACTCATCTTCTCTAAGTCGCTAACAACTTGGCTTGGGAAACTTCTATTTATAATTGATTCAGCCATTTTTAATTTTTAATTATTTTACTCATATTGCCTCCTTGTTCATATTTAGCAAAGTTTATATTTACAGGTGATCTTTCAATCTTAGGGTTTGGAGCGTAAAGATGTCTATTATTAGCCATAATAGCTAAACCAGAACTTATAGACGCATCATGCTTTGTTCTTTTATTTATATCAAATCTACTCCAATCGTTTAATAAAGCATTAAAATATAAATCTCCAAATGTACCGTCTTGCTTCATACCAACATGGTCTTGTATATACATCTCAATCGCGGCAGCGTGAGCTTGCTTTATGTCCTCACTTGAATTGGGAATCCCACCTACTTCTTTCTCTGCAACAGATAATTTATTCCATTTTTTATCAGGTCTATTCATACTAAACCCTCTATATCCTCTACGTCTTAAATAATATAAAAGTCGAGGTTTATTATTCTCTGCAAGTATTGGCATTCCATAAAACACACATGCCATTAAAACATCTTCAAAGAATATTTCAGCTGTAGGTGGTCTTGACAAGTATTCTAAAAAGAAACTATTAGCCGGAGCGTCCTCCATACTAAACTTAGTTAAGCCGTGTAACGCTCCTTTAGATCCCTCTCCATCTACAGTGCCTGATATATCATAAGAGTCACAACCAAACGCTCCCATATGTTCGTTACCAGGATGTTTTATACCATTTTTAAGTATCATCCGGTTCTGCAGATTTTGTGGTGGAACCCAACTTATTTTAAACCTACCCTTTGGATCTGGATAAAATATTACTTGTGTATCTTTTACCCCGTTAACCCATTGAAAATTACCTTGAGTAATACCTAGCGTTCTAGCCATTTCCTCGTTGTAATCTATTTGTTCATATATTTTAATTAAATTAAATATACTTCCTTTTGCTTCGTCTCTAAACGCGTGTTCTGTAGTTTTTGGAAACTGACGATAAAACTCGTTTAAAGCGTCTTGATCTGTTTTTAGGCCATCAGCTTCGTTTTGCCAATGTTCTATAATACCATATTCTATTAATTCACCATCTGGCCCGAGGACATCATCGTTTGGATTATCAAAAACTGGATATCCGTATTCATCAATGAATCCTTCGTAGTTCCACTCCATTGGAATAAAAAGAGAATATAATCCAGATTTTGTCTGTCCATTACGATTTCTTTTTGTAACATCTGAAGCATTGTATAGTTTTTTAAAGTTTTCCCCACCTTTATCTAAGGCGTTTGAAGTACTACCCATCATACATTTACCTACTATTCTACTACCTAATCGTAAACATGTTTTTGTAACTCTCCAATTGTTTAATATATTATCAGGTCTCTCCCATTTACCACTTTCATCGTGTACTAATAAAGCTAGCTTTTCACCGTCATAACTATTATCACCTGTATTCTTCCAATCTATAGTCGTATCTAAACCTTTTAAATCCTCTAACTTTTCGTTAGCGGTTATTTTTTTCCTTGTAAACTTACTAGCTGGAACTCTATACGCTAGTTCTGTTTTTGGCCTATCCATACCATCTTGAATAGGTTTAAAGAAGAAAGGATAATTTATACTAATTGGTACAACTTTATCCGTAAACATTTTCTTTGCATCAGAACCAGTCTTAGAAAGTATACCATATCTAGCATCACTATCTAATGTGGCTAAGTTAACTGTTTCGGCTGAAGACATAAAAGAAAATCCAGATCGTCTGTTTTTAAGGTAACTCATACCGTAACATCTTCTATCAGCTTTACAAGCCTCCCAGAATATAAAGAACAATCTATTTGCTTCTCTAAAATCTGGAGCTCCTACATCTATTTTGCTCCATTGAAGATACATATAATGTGTTCCTACTATATATGTTGGTTTACCATTATTCATAAACCAAAAACCCTCTTCTCTTCTTTTAAACTCCTCGTCTATATAATCGAACCACTGTTCTTTATTCTCGTCTGGATAATTCCTCCAATCAAATATATTTTTTAAACGTTCTAATTCCTTAGGTTGTTCAAATTTTACCCATTTGTTTTTGGGGTGCATGTGCACTCCTTTTGGTTCCAACGGCAAGCCAATTCGCAGGTTTTGGATTTCAAGTATTTCACCAATTTTACCCGTCTTTGATATAACGACAATATCATGTTCTTTATCATATCCATATTTCCATTTTTTACCTTTATTAAGACGACTTATTGTTGTCTTTTTTATTGGCTCTATTGTTTTAACTAAATTTTGCTCGTACATTACTTAGATCTACCTTCTGCGAATCCTTTAAAAGCTTTTTCCTCTGTCTTTTCAGGTGTTTTTCCCTCAAGCAAGTTCTCTTCTTCCTGTATTCTGTTAAGTATTTCGAATGCGTCAAATATAGCTAGTTTTTTAGTAGCCGCGGCATTCTTTAGTCTATCAGCAGTTATATCATCTCCAGAATCTACAATAGCTTCCTTCGCTACCTTAATAAGTTCTTCAACGGCTTTGTGCCCAGCTTGGATTATACTCTTCTTCGTCTCCTTGATATTCATATTTGATTGTAATAAAATTAGATAAAACTCTATATAGTCTTTCGCCATCGACGATAAACTC